AGCTCCGTAGTCCATTTCACTCGTCCTTGGAAGATCAGTGGCGAAGTGAGTGAGAACTGATAAAGCGAATTTCTCGCCTTCGTTTCTCATTCTATAAACCATCTGTTTCCGAAGAGTGAAAATGTTCTCTCCCGTGCTGGCGCTCTGTTGAGCGTACCGAGAGCTGAACCGTTAGGTTCATCAATTAGACGTTCAACAACACCATCTAGGAGAGATATATGATCTACACGTACAAGGTAAGGAAGCCTAATGCCCTGGAGAAACAAACCCTCCAGAAGTATAAGACGACCTATGCTTGTGTCCTTGAAGTTACCGCTTGCGGAGCATCGTACCTCGAGCGCGTTACGCGCCCGGCGTTCTTTGCGACAAGAGCGGATCTCACAAGGGACTTGAGGTTACTCGATATGATTGTGCAGGAGTGTGACGCGGAGGGTATTCAAAATCCTTCGTGCCTATTCCAGCGCTTCATGGAGTACCGGATGACCGCTATTATTGGCGCCACAAGCGTCAAGAAGGCGATTAAACGGTTACCCTAGAGGTCTCAAGTAGTTTAGACCATTTTGACTACGAAGCAATCGATCTGGGACTAGTCGTCCCGAACACCCATCAAGATTAGGAAACCTTTATGAGCGAAATCATGCGGCAACGTTCTCGGGGTAGTTTAATCCCCGGCCAACCTGTTGACATAATAGTGAAAAATGGACCTGGAGCGTGCGGGTTAAATACCTGGGCGCCCTATAATCCATATACACCACTACAGTCATGCATGGTTGGTACTTTGGAAAGTATGAGCGATGTCGTAGTTCCCCGATTCAAGAGGCAGTCGAGAAGCGGAAAGTTCTTCTTCAACTCGATGTCTCACGAAAAGGTGATCAGCGCTATCGATCAAGTAGGACATGGTTATCAACGCCATGGAATAGGTCCCAACTGCAACATTGGAGGCGTCAACTTTTTTGAAGATGTCGCCTTCGAAGGTCCGCAGCTGGCCTATTTCGTTAACGGTGGTAACGGTTCTATTCCGATCGCAAGCCCAGTCGCTATCATTGATGAAGATGATATAAGAAGACTGGTTATAGAGGTAGCCACGAAGGTTCGTGCTGAACGCGGTTCTGGGAATCAGAATAATTTGTTTGAATCCCTTGCCGAGTCCAGAAAGACCCTTGCCATGTTTTCCGGCCCAATTCGTTATCTGTTCTCATTCTTTAAAAAGAATGGGAAACGGATGAAAATGATGGGGCCTGCGGAAGCTTGGCTGGCGTATCGCTACGGACTTAAACCGTTCGTTAGTGATGTGACCACGATAATTGATGGTCTGGCGAAACCTGTTGGAGTGAGGCGTGAGACTTCTCGTGACTCGAAAAATATTCGGGAAACAGAAGAATCATCCTTCACCTGTGGAGATTCCGTTGCTACGGTTACAGTCAGCAAACTAACGACTGATACTGTGATCGTTCGCGGGATGGCCATAGACGAGCACGTAGCCAATCTAAGGGACAACTTGGGGTTAAGTACAAAGAACCTCTTTACTGTTCCTTGGGAATTGATTCCGTTCTCGTTCGTTCTCGACTGGTTCGTGAGCGCTGGGGATTTCCTCAAAGCTTACGCACCGACGCCGGGGTTCAAAACGATAGGATCGTGTATAACCACCGAACGGACTACCTCAGCACTTTATACCGCTATCGCTACGACAGCGACCGGTTTGCCGGGGTATTCCATCGTTAGACCCGTAAGTGGAGCATGTAGCTCTACGATATGGTCTAAGGTCCGTGGGCAACTTGCTCAACCGGGTATAGTGATTAGAAGCAATTTTCGCTTCTCGTCATTGACTCGGACAGCTGATGCTTTAGCTTTATTAAGCGTCGTTGCCCAAAGCTTCTTCTCTGGTGGCGGTGCCTCTTCAGGCATCTCTATCGGGTCGAAGATCACAGGCCTAAAATAGTGCCTGTTCTCCTCGCGAGAGGTTTATCAACTTTTACAAGGGATTAACCCTATGTCGTTATCCATCAATGCAAAAACCTATACCGCGGATTCCTTTCAAAAGGATACGATCGGTTTCATCGGCCCCCTTAAAACGGTGTCGGTGAAAGACGATGCGAAGCTTAGCAGGACGGCACCTAAGCCGACTGTTAGCTTTTCCGGTCTGGGACGCACCGAGGCGAAGCTCTCTCGTACATTGACGCTTACTGGCAGTCTCACCCCAACTGGGGATGCGATTATCAGTGTGAGTGTCGCTGTGCCCGTGGGCTATACACCTGCGGATGTGGATACTTTGCTTACTGATATGGGGGCGTTTTTGTCAAGCGCCGACTTCAAGACGCATGTCAAATCCCAGAAGGTCAATTTCTGAGCTCCGTGAGAAACGGACGCAAAGAAGGTTGAACGACTGGTTTGACTTCGTTCTTGGATCGATAGCAAAGGCTGCAGCGATCATAGCTGCAGTTGTAGCCGTCGATAATCAGTATACACACTTCCTATCGTGAGATAGTTAGTGTGCAACCTAGGAATCATGATGAGACCTAAGATGCCAAAGTTGATCGCAGATGATCGGCAGAAGCTACGTGATTGCTCCTTTCTTGTTTATAAAGGGGTTATGCACGAGTTGTTTCAGCACTATGAGTCCTTTGACTTTGTTCGTAACTTGGGAGGCCTTTTTCGCTCTCAGCGTTATGATCTTTGTCTTAGGGCCGCTGATTCTTTGTCCGAGCAAGTGCATTCGGATGCCACAACGCATTTCGTGGCGAATCAGTTCGCGCAGTTAATCCGGAAATATCCGTGGGATCCTAAGATCGTTAAAACCGATCCGGAACTCGCGGCTATTAGCAAGTTCAATCTGGCTGAGCGACGTTGTAAATTGCTCAATCGGAAATTCTTGCTTTACGATAATTTTCGTAATCCCCATGGCTCTGATTTTCAGAAGATGAGGGGCTTCGCCCAGTTTATATTGGGTTTGGAACCTCCGCTCGAGAAAGTCTTCCATGACTGTGAGTTTGGTGCTGGCGCTTCAGTCGGTATACACGGCAATGCCACCCATTTAGCGAGGAAAATCCTCTCTGAACGGTGGACCGTGTCGCCAGGCGCATTCACTTACGGCTACTGGGCAGTGATGGCCGATCCTTATCTTAGGGATTTTCTCCTTAAGAGTTCTGGATCGATATCATGTCTAGACTGGGATACCTCTAAAAACGGGTATTCCTTTAAGGCCCAATTAGTGAACTACAACAAAATCAGTTTCGTTCCGAAGACGGCTTTGACCCATAGGGCCATCGCCGTCGAGCCATTGCTCAACGGTTTCCTTCAGAAAGGTATCGACGTCTTCATGCGTAACCGCTTGAAGCGAATCGGTATCAATCTACGAGACCAGAGCAGGAATCAGCAGATGGCCCGTAAAGGGTCACTTGAGGATTCCGATGAGTCGTTCGTGACCATTGATTTGTCCAGTGCATCGGACTGTATCAGTATTGGCCTCGCGCGCCTCGTCCTCCCCCCGGCTTGGTTCGATTTTCTGAACTCCGTCCGGTCACATAGATACATGCTTGGAGATCGGCTTTATACCTACTCTAAGTTCTGTTCTATGGGGAATGGCTTCTGTTTCCCACTTGAGACTCTGCTGTTCGCAGCATGTTGCACTGCGTGTGATTGTGGCGTTCCAGGTACGGACTTTTCCGTATATGGTGACGACATAGTCATACGTAAGAAACATGCGGTTAGGGTCCTATCATTATTAAAAGTGATGGGATTTTCCCCTAATGCGAGCAAGACCTTTATACAAGGTCCGTTCAGGGAATCTTGCGGTTCTGACTGGTTCGGTGGTGTTGACGTTCGTCCGTACACCTTGGACTACGCTCTCGATTCACTTGAGAACCTGTTCAAGTGGCTCAACCTAACTCGAAGGAGCTCCATAACCAAAAACTTCTTCGAGTCTACCTGGCCTATTATTTTGGACCGGGTACCGCACCGTTTTCGATTCTGGAGACCTTACAAAGGAAATCCAGATACCGGAATCGATGTTTGGGCTGATCAGCATCTTACCTCTCCATACTGCTCCTTTGTGAAAAGTGAACAGGTGTGGAGGTGTTTAGAGCTGTCTCATTCTGCTATCTCTGATAAGAGATTCGGTTTGAGTGCCTATCGCAGGGATTCTTGCGATATGTACGCCTTGCTAGCTGGTGCTCAAAGTGAGCACTACTCAGTAAGGTACACCTTTCGTCGTAAGACGAGAACGACTATGTCAATTAGGAGGAGTTCTTCAGCGACTTCAACGTTGCTACCTCTTCCGTTTAGAGACATAGCCGGGTCCCTTCAAAGGGATCCGCCGGAGAGAGTTGATAACTCACCGGTTGTCTGTGATTCGATTGACCATCCCGTTCAAAGAGCGTGTACCCTTCATCGGGTGCATATCCTCCGGCGGTATGGAGTCGAGCTACCATGTAGTCATACAAGGTAGGCATCCCTCGTATTGAGGTGTGCGTACAGACTTTGGGGGCCACCAACTGGATAGGGTAGTCGCGGTTCTTTGCGACTGTCCCTGTCCATTGTTTGCCTTAATTGGGGAATCTAGC